ATAACGTTCCGGCTCAGGCTCCAGCAGGACACGCCCCTGCATAAACAGGGGCATCAGCTCTGAACCTGGCCTGAACAATACGATCCCCATACGCGGGGCAATTTCAGGGGTCAGTAGTGCTCTCACGGTCACCTCAATGAACGGTATCGAGCAGCTTTAACAGCTCAGGGAATCGGGATTCGAAGAAATGCGGCTGCGTCTCGCGCGGATTTGCAGGACTGGTGATGTTCTTGCCGAACATGCAGCCTTTCGCCGTCAGCGACCAGAATTTTTTGATGTTGTTAATCGCGGTACGGCTGTATCGTTCGCGTTGTTCAACGATCCCCAGCTTCACCATCTGGTGATATGCCTGATTAGCCGTCAGGCGGATACCATACTGTTTCAGCAGTGCACTCAGCGACAGCGTGGGGCGACTTGAGCCATCAGGCGCGTCAGCAGGAGCATCAATGGCATAGCGCGGTGCCAGATTCGGTAAGCCAACAGCCTCCTGAAGCTTCTGACAGGCTCCAAGCACTGATGAGTTAGACAGGTTTAATTCCCGGCGCATAAAGTCCAGCAGGATCACGCCAGCCTGCATCTTGTCAGCAGCCTGCCCGGATAATTTTTCCGGTGTGCTGGTTACCATATCGAAAGTACGGATCACCTTCAGATGGAATGACGGGCTGATCCACATTGCATAGGCATACACCAGTTCCTTGCAGACATACGTTCCTCCATTCCGCCCTTCTATTTTACTTACTGGTTTACTACCCAAATTTTGGGTAGTTTCATTGAATGAACCGACACCCAAATTTTGGGTATCGATCAATTCCTGAACCAGCTCAGTAATCTGTTGGCTGGAAAGAAACTTTCCCGGCTCCTTAGTTCTGGCATTTGCACCAGATGCAACAGCAGCCCGATGCAGATCGTTCAGGCTGTAACGCCCATAAGCATCACGACGAACTTCAATACCATCAATGACCATCAGATTATTCATACTTCGTTTCTCCTCTTGATCAGGCGGCTGCACCCGCCGTTTTCTCGTACTTACTGATAGTGATCTCGACCTTCCCTTCCGGGATAACCGGTCCCCACTCCACCAGCATTCTTTTCACCTGACTGTCGTCTTCCCACACACCCGCGTGGGTCAGGGCGTCAAACAGCGCCTTGTTATAGTTGTCCAGATCGCGGATCCGGTTATCCGGAGGAAACAACACGATCTCCACTGAAGCAGGTGCCGACGTTGGTTTCGGCAGACGACGTAACTGCTCAACTATTGCTGCACACGCCGCGCTCTGGAATTTGCGCCCCGCCGCGCTTATCAGGCTCTTACCTGCAAACGCCCCTTTGTTGGGGTGTCGCCAGTACGTGTTCACGCTGGGCGGAAAAGGCAGGATCAGCTTCATGCCACTATCTCCCTGAGCAGCCGTTCTGCCTGCTGGCGAACCTGCGCCAGAAACGCCTCACCACGTGCCTCAAGTTCATCGCGCCCGATGTAGCTGATTGCCGGTCCCTTCCAGGTCTTATCGAAAACAGCAATAGCACCAGCGAAGAAAGCGCCTGTCGGCACCTGCTTCTCGTCTTTCGGGATAAACCAGGCAGGCACTTCAAAACCAATACGCCCGCGAATAAAAGCAATATGATCTGCATCTTCCGGCCACCACACTTCGCTGGTGGCAGCTTTGATCAGGAAAACATAGCGTCCGCCCTTATCACGCATGGCACTGGCATGCTTCATGATGTAACGCATGCCGGTGATGTATTGCCCCTCATGCTGACTGGCGCGGCTGTATGGGGGATTACCAAAGGCAGCACCTTTAAGCTCCGCAAGACGTTCTGACCAGTCATGCGCCAGCGCATTGTCTTCCGCCGTGTAATACGCGGCACATTTGGCGTTATCACCGTCGGTGAACAGATCCAGAACAAACGGGCCAAACAGAGTGTTAATTCCCCAGAAAATGTTGTCCGGCGTGCGCCACTGATCGCCCACTTCCTTCAGTTCATGGGCTGGTTTGTTCCGCAGTTCCACCAGCGCCTGGATATATTTATTACTCATTAAGCCCCCACGTAATTCCCTGACAGATACCACTCTTCACCCGATGCAGCGCGCTTGCTGCTTTTCCGTAAGCACCGCTCACGACGCGCCAGAAAATTGTTTCGTTCTGGCTGGGAGTGGCTTTCACGGAATGCCGCCATCCACACGGTTGCAGCACGACGAAATAAGCCCCTGGACTCCAGTTCTTCCGCCTGGCGAGTCAGGCACAAAATCACCTGCGGGTCGTTAGTGCCTACATAGAAATTGCGCACAGGTCTGGTTTCACGAACTGGTTGCCGTTCCGCCTCCGGCGATATCTTCGTCTGACGCGGGAAATGTCTGCGTGTATCCCCTTCACAACGGTGAGCCACACGCCCACTCTGACGTAACTTGCTTGCTGACTGCAGAACGCGCTGTCGTGAGTAACCTGCAAAAGCATCCGCAATGTCTCCGGAAGTACACCCCGGATGGGCTTCAATGAATTTCTGAACTTCATTCAAAAGACTCATGATCACCCCCTGAATCCTGCCGGGATCTGGCTGTAGTCCACTTTGTCGTAACTGGCTTTGAAGTACGGGTCCTCGCGTCTGGCTGCAGATACCGCAGGAACTTCCCAGGATTCTTCGAAATGACGATCCGGACCAAAGAACGTGACAGCCTGTTTCACAAATTGTGTACCGCTATTGCCCATCGCAGATACCCAGCCCGCGTAGCGATTCACACCTTCCAGCATGGTTTCGGGGTTTACCCCCTCGTTCAAACGGGCTTTCCAGGCTTTGAAGGCTGCTGATTTTGAATTGCCACCAGCACGTTTGGGATATGCCAGCCATGCCTGCTCAAACTCCGGAGAGTATTCCGGTCGGTTTGAACGAACTCGCACAGACTCATCAGCAGATGCACCAACAGCTATTGGTTCATTGACTGATTCTTTGACTGGTTCAAAAGAGTGACTGGTTCTGGGTGAATCTCCTGCACTACCCCCTGGTGCAACTCCTGCACTACCTGGTGAATTTGCTGCACCAGATAGTGAATTATTTGCACTACCCCCTAGTGAATCTCCTGCACCATCCAGATGAAGGAGATAGATATTACTTGAGTTACCTTTTTCACCTTTCCGGGTGACTTTTTTTACCAGCCCGGACTCACAAAGGGCCGCAATATGATTCATCACAGAACGTTTGCTAATCTCGCACTGGTCAGCAATATGCTGGTAGCTGGGCCAGCACTCACCCTGATCGCTGGCATTATCAGCCAGCTTGATCAGAACCAGTTTTCGCAATGGATTACCCACTCGAATTTTCATCGCTTTAACCATCAGCTCCATACTCATGCTGCACCTCCGAGATGCTTCATGTTTTTTCCGGAGCGAAAGGCTATAAGCGGCATACTGACGCGGTAATTACGGCCCAGCGGTTCACAAACCACCTTCTGACATTCACGGTCAACCAGGCTAACACGTAGAACATGCCCTGCAGGCGTGGTATACCACTGACCAACGGTAGGAATTGATGTTTTTTTACGCTGAAGCAAACGGCAAATATTGAGGATCAACGGATTAAGCATGACGATGCCCTCCGCTGATATTCAGAAGACGGTGAATATGAAAATTAGCCTTACCCGCCAGACGAATACGTTCAGCCTGCAAGTTAAGAAGGGTTTCTACCAGAACCTGATGCGCCTGCGGATCCGAAAGAGTTACCTTGCGCAGAGCACGTAGTGCAGTTGTTACATAACTGAGTTTATGTAAGTCTTCATCATTCAGACGAGTGAGGGCTGGGACAGTAGCCATGATGGCAGCCTCCGATAACAGTGAATTACCTTCACCACCGGAAACGCCAATTTCGCTGGTGGTGAACTGAACGGGGTTGGCGTAACCGGCGTTATCGGAAACCGGCGCACCTTTCGGTGCCCCCGTCCAGCCCACCATAATTTGGGTGTGCGCAGACGCAGACGATAAAAAAAACGCTGGCGCGTCATATATCGCCGATAACATTTCCAGGACGCCAATCCCGGCACCCGCTTTATAAGGTGCCTGAACAGTGTAACGTCCCGGAATGGCAGAATCAATGTGCTGGTGGTCCTTCACACTCAACAAAATCACGCCTGAATTTCCACAAAGGACTAAAGCACTCATGCGGGTAGTCTTTGCGAAGATAGATAACGCGCTGTGTTTCTGGTTCCCAACGAATAACATGGACATAAAGCCCTCTTCCGTCACGAAACCAGCGGTTAAGTTCCCGCACAACTCGCCCCCCACAGTCAGGTAAAGTTCTCTGTGGTTACTTACAGCCAGGTGATTTGGTAATCTGCATTCATGCCGTAACAACAGGTGTTCAGCGACACTGACCACCAGCTGTTGCGACAAACGGTTATTTGCCGTTAAACTGTTCATGCGTTAGTTTCTCCACAGACACAAAACGCCACGACGCCCGGAGCTGCACACTCGCGGGCGTCACTCTTTTCTGGGGCGCAAAAGATTTTGTAGACCAGTGCTGCATGCTCCTGGAGCTTCGAAATTGACAGATACAACTCATCATTAATTGCTGTCTGCTCGTGTGGCTCCACGACCCCATCTTCGATTGCCGAACGAATCTGCTTTGAGTAATTCCCGATCTGTTCGATGACTTCCAGCAGGCGCTGGTTTATATCGGCGTTCTCTACTTCCTCAATTTCAGGAAGCGATACGAACACCCCACCAGCAGACTGTGCGACAGCATCCGCAATGTAGTGAGTGCCAGCCGCGCGCTGTAAAACCATTGCCCATCCCAGCGGGAAAATCTGATCGCCATCGGCACGAAGGCGGTTAAATAATGCGTTCTCTGTTACATCCAGCCAGTCAGCTGCTTCAGCGTAACCACCCGGCAACGCTGCGATAGTTTTTCTGACAGCTTTCACGTACCACTCAGGCTGTTTTTCTACTTTCCAGTGATACTTACCCACGGTTAGCCTCATCGTTCTGTGGTTAAAAATTGAAGGTGTTCTGTTAATCTTTCGGATAGATATCCGGTCTTAAGTCAGATTTCGTAATTGCACCTGACGTGCATTGCTCAAGTTTTTTCGCCAGCACAAAACTGGCTTTTTTATAACCATTGAAAACCAGCCGTAAGTAGCCAGGTGTTGAGCCAACTTTTCCGGCCAACTCGCCCTGCTGTTCTTTGGTTAAAGAGTCCCAATACGCTTTCATACAATATGTACCTCCGGTATACATATTACATGATTGAAATGAACCTTCAAGATACTTGTACCTTATCGGTACAAAGGTTTTAATTTCGTTATGAAAACAATCCATGACATCCGGCGGTCTAACGCCAGAAAACTGAGAGATGGTGTTGGCGGAAATTCATCCTTTGCCACCATGATTGATCGCGAGCCAACCCAAACCAGCAGGTTTATGGGGGATGGCGCTACTAAAAATATCGGTGACAGCATGGCACGGCACATCGAAAAATGTTTCGACCTGCCTGTCGGATGGCTTGATCAAGAACACCAGACAACGAACATCACAAAAAAACCTGATGTTTCAATCACTAACAAACAAATAACGTTAGTCCCTGTCATATCATGGGTACAGGCCGGAGCATGGAAAGAAGTTGGCTATTCTGAGGTTGATTTGAGCACAGCAGAAACTTATCCCTGCCCTGTACCCTGTGGCGAAATGACTTATATCTTGCGGGTGATTGGTGATTCAATGATTGATGAGTACCGCCCTGGAGACATGATTTTTGTTGATCCCGAAGTCCCTGCCTGCCACGGTGACGACGTTATTGCATTGATGCACGATACAGGCGAAACCACCTTCAAGCGATTGATAGAAGATGGAACACAGCGTTATCTCAAAGCATTAAACCCAAACTGGCCTGAGCCTTACATTAAGATTAACGGTAATTGCTCTATAATTGGTACAGTGATTTTCTCGGGAAAACCAAGAAGATACACAATAAAGGCCTAATCAATATTTATGAACCTGCTTCGGCAGGTTTTTTTATACTTGACAATGTACCCATGAGATACATAATGTATCCAAAAGAAACATGAGGCAGGCAAGATTCAAACAAAATTTGGTTGCAACACGGCGTATGGCACATGCGTCGTTAGCGGTCTGGGGACGTTAAAGGGGACAATCCACTTCTTGCTCGGGCAAACAAACCAAGTAGCCGGAATGTGCAAGTCAATGATGATGCTGATAAGACGCCTAACCAGCGTGGCGATCCGGTTTGACGCCTGGGAAGAGACCAGGGTGCAACGATGAGGGCATTTATGGAGCCGCGACAAAGTGTGGTGCCGTAACTGGCTAAGTGCTCTCAGTGTTGTGGTAATCCGCGAAATGGCGCGGCGGTAAGTATGGCGGGGTTACTCTTTCCCCGTTGAGGACACCGGATTGTCAGGTTGACCATACGCCTGAGTGACAACCCCACCACAACAGCCACTGCTTTGGCGGTACCAGTTTGTACACTTTCTTCCGGCTGGTACCGCTCTTTTTACAAAACAGAGAAGAGCATCACCGGACGACGGGCTCATAACCCAATCCATCCGGGCGGCTGCCACCGCAGGTGTTCTTCTCTGTTTTGTGGAGAAACCAACCGACCTTGCAGGGTTGATATGATGAGGAGCAGCAAAATGGCTAGCGAACGCAGTACTGATGTGCAGGCATTTATCGGGGAGCTGGACGGCGGCGTATTTGAAACCAAAATCGGCGCAGTTCTCAGTGAAGTCGCTTCCGGTGTGATGAACACGAAAACCAAAGGTAAGGTCTCACTCAACCTGGAAATCGAACCATTTGATGAGAACCGTGTGAAAATCAAACACAAACTCTCATATGTTCGCCCGACTAACCGCGGGAAAATTTCCGAAGAAGACACCACCGAAACGCCGATGTATGTCAATCGCGGTGGTCGCCTGACTATTCTGCAGGAAGACCAGGGACAATTACTGACTCTTGCCGGTGAACCTGACGGAAAACTCCGCGCAGCAGGTCGTTAATATCGTTCGTAATAAACTGATTATTTATCTCATCACTGAATATCTTTATATAGTGAGGACTTATTATGTCTCAGAACTTAGACGCAACCGCAATTAATCAAATCCATGCCCTTATTTCTGCTCAGGGTGTTAATGAAATTATCAGTAAGATTGGTGCCGATGCTGTGGCATTGCCTGAGAATTTCCGCATTCATGATCTGGAAAAATTTAATTTAAATCGCTTCCGTTTCCGTGGTGCACTTTCCACTGCCAGCATCGATGATTTTACCCGTTATTCTAAAGATCTTGCAGATGAAGGCACCCGCTGCTTTATCGATGCCGATAATATGCGTGCCGTCAGTGTGCTTAACCTGGGTACTATTGATGAGCCAGGTCACGCAGATAACACTGCCACTCTCAAACTGAAAAAGACAGCACCGTTCTCTGCTCTGTTGTCTGTTAACGGCGAGCGTAACTCCCAGAAGTCACTGGCAGAATGGATCGAAGACTGGGCCGACTACCTTGTGGGCTTTGATGCTAATGGTGACGCTATTCAGGCAACAAAAGCGGCTGCGGCAGTCCGTAAAATCACGATTGAAGCAAACCAGACCGCTGATTTTGAAGATAATGACTTCAGCGGCAAACGCTCCCTGATGGAGTCTGTCGAAGCGAAGACCAAAGACATTATGCCAGTGGCATTTGAATTTAAATGCGTTCCGTTTGAAGGTCTGAAAGAACGTCCGTTTAAATTACGCCTCAGCATTATCACTGGCGATCGTCCTGTACTGGTTCTGCGCATTATTCAGCTGGAAGCGGTGCAGGAAGAAATGGCTAACGAATTTCGTGATCTGCTTGTTGAGAAATTCAAAGACAGCAAAGTAGAAACCTTTATTGGTACTTTCACCGCCTGATTTCATTACTGCAAATGCCCCTGCGGGGGCATTTATGGAAACGTAATTAACTCAATAATCACCGGATGGTGAGGGCTTCCTTTTACCAGAATTCAGCGCGGTGCAGTGCATATACGTGGAGAACAAAATGTCATTTATTAAAACTTTTTCCGGGAAGCATTTTTATTATGACAAGATAAATAAAGACGACATCGATATTAACGATATCGCGGTTTCCCTTTCAAATATCTGTCGCTTTGCCGGTCATCTTTCGCACTTCTACAGCGTCGCCCAACATGCGGTTCTTTGCAGCCAGCTGGTGCCGCAGGAATTTGCTTTTGAAGCGTTAATGCATGATGCAACAGAAGCGTATTGCCAGGACATTCCCGCACCACTGAAACGCCTTCTTCCTGACTATAAACGGATGGAAGAAAAAATAGACGCCGTAATCCGTGAGAAATACGGGTTACCCCCAGTTATGAGTACACCCGTGAAATATGCCGATCTCATCATGCTGGCAACCGAACGCCGCGATCTCGGGCTTGATGATGGCTCTTTCTGGCCTGTACTGGAAGGCATCCCGGCAACAGAGATGTTCAACGTGATTCCACTGGCACCGGGTCATGCCTACGGGATGTTTATGGAACGTTTTAACGATTTATCGGAGTTACGCAAATGCGCATGAATGTTTTCGAAATGGAAGGGTTTCTTCGCGGGAAATGTGTACCGCGAGATCTGAAAGTGAACGAAACAAATGCTGAGTACCTGGTACGTAAATTCGACGCGCTTGAAGCTAAATGTGCGGCACTGGAAAACAAAATAATACCAGTGTCAGCTGAACTGCCACCAGCAAATGAAAGTGTTCTGTTATTTGATGCTAATGGAGAAGGCTGGCTGATTGGCTGGCGTTCTCTCTGGTACACCTGGGGACAAAAAGAAACCGGAGAATGGCAGTGGATATTTCAGGTCGGGGACCTTGAAAACGTCAATATCACTCACTGGGCAGTAATGCCAAAAGCACCGGAGGCTGGAGCATAATGACCACATTTACCAATAAAGAACTGATTAAAGAAATCAAAAAACGAATCAGCAACCTAGAGGTTCGAGACGATATTGAGCGCCGTGCTTATGAAATCGCACTCGTATCTCTGGAAGTAGAGCCAGATGAACGCGAAGCCTATGAATTATTCATGGAAAAGCGTTTCGGTGACTTAGTAGATCGTCGGAGAGCAAAAAACGGCGATAACGAATACATGGCATGGGATATGACTCTCGGTTGGATCGTCTGGCAGCAACGAGCTGGTATCCATTTTTCAACAATGACACAGCAAGAGGTGAAATAATGGAGCCATACAGCCTCACACTCGATGAGGCCTGTCAGTTTCTTAAGATATCCAGACCAACCGCCACCAACTGGATACGAACAGGCCGCCTACAGGCAACACGTAAAGATCCAACCAAGCCAAAATCTCCTTACCTCACAACACGGCAAGCTTGCATTGCGGCGCTTCAGTCTCCGCTGCATACTGTCCAGGTGAGCGCGGGTGATGGCATAACAGAGGAAAGAAAATGTCACTCTTCCGCAGAAATGAAATATGGTATGCCTCGTATTCGCTCCCGGGCGGGAAACGAATTAAGGAATCTCTTGGCACAAAGGACAAGCGGCAAGCTCAGGAGTTGCACGACAAGCGAAAAGCAGAACTCTGGCGAGTAGAAAAGCTAGGGGATTTACCTGATGTCACTTTTGAAGAGGCCTGCCTAAGATGGCTTGAAGAAAAAGCTGATAAAAAATCTCTCGATTCAGATAAAAGCCGGATTGAGTTCTGGCTTGAACATTTTGAGGGTATAAGGCTTAAAGATATCTCGGAGGCAAAGATTTACTCTGCTGTAAGCAGAATGCATAACAGAAAGACGAAAGAAATATGGAAACAGAAAGTTCAGGCCGCCATCAGGAAAGGTAAAGAACCGCCTGTTTATGAACCAAAGCCAGTATCAACTCAGACAAAGGCAAAGCATCTTGCCATGATAAAGGCCATTCTCCGTGCTGCAGAACGCGACTGGAAGTGGCTGGAAAAAGCGCCTGTCATCAAGATACCAGCGGTCAGAAACAAGCGCGTCAGATGGCTGGAAAAGGAGGAAGCAAAACGCCTTATTGATGAGTGCCCCGAACCACTGAAATCTGTCGTCAAGTTTGCGCTGGCAACTGGTCTGAGAAAGTCGAACATCATAAATCTGGAATGGCAACAAATCGACATGCAGCGACGAGTTGCCTGGGTGAATCCAGAAGAGAGCAAATCAAACCGCGCCATTGGTGTGGCGCTGAACGATACCGCCTGTAAAGTGTTGCGTGATCAAATAGGCAAGCATCACAAATGGGTGTTTGTACATACCAAGGCGGCTAAGCGAGCAGATGGAACATCAACGCCTGCGGTCAGGAAGATGCGCATCGACAGCAAGACATCATGGCTATCAGCTTGTCGTCGTGCAGGAATTGAAGATTTCCGTTTCCATGACCTCAGACACACCTGGGCAAGCTGGCTGATCCAGTCAGGCGTCCCATTATCTGTGCTTCAGGAAATGGGCGGATGGGAGTCCATAGAAATGGTTCGTAGGTATGCTCACCTTGCGCCTAATCATTTGACAGAGCATGCAAGGAAAATAGACGACATTTTTGGTGATAATGTCCCAAATATGTCCCACTGTGGAATTATGGAGGATATAAAGAAGGCGTAA